GCAGTTGTGAAGGAACAAGAACAATTGTATTTGCACCTGCTGTGCCAGATAAAGCATAGTTAGGATTTCCAGCAAATGAAGGATTAACAGCAGGATCAAGACCAATTCCTACAGGAGGAACATCTACAATAGCCCCAACAGCAACACGTCCTCTTTTATCAGGAGTGCCATTTAAGCCATTGCATAGATACACTTGATAGAAACCATTTGCTGGAATACCAGCACCTGTTCCATCAAAGTTAGTTAATGACCCATAATATTCATATGCTACAAAAGGAACCATCTTTGAAGACTGTTGGGTAGAACCACCTGCTTGACTAGCTAAATAAGCAGCAATTAAAGCATCTAGGTCTGCAAGCTTAACATAGTTTGTATCTAAGTCTAAAGTAAGAGCAGCTAAGTTAGCTTCAACTATACAAAGCTTTGTTATAACAGCTTGTAATACAGCATGTGTATCACTAGAGTCTGTTACACCACTTAGACAGTCTACATCATAATCAGCATTCAATATAGCAATTTCAGCTTCTACAGCATTAACTTGTACTTGTAAATCACAAGCAGCTCTTACTAAAGCAGACAACACCTCAACTAAGTTAGGTGTTCCTACTGGTAAGTATTGATCTACTAGTTCACAATAATAAGCAGGATTGATAGTTATGTCAATACCTGTTCCATCTAAGAAGGAAACAACAGTATCAATTAATATATTCTCTACAGTGAGCAATGAGTCTCCTGTTGAAATACCCAATGCTTCAGAGCCAATACCTGTATATCTAACACATTGATCAGATACAATCTCTACACAGCCATTATAACAGGCATCACAAGGTCTTATTGTTGTAATGGTAGAAGTGGTACTTGTAGTAGTAGTAGTAGTGGTATCTTCTGGCATTTTATAATTTATTTATGAATTAAAATTTTAACTCTACTAGCTATTCTCTGTACAGAGTAGTGTCTGGCATAGTCTGGATTACAATACTTGTATGTTAGTATTCTTTTGTAATTCAACAACTCACCAATTGGACTACACGCAAGGCTATAGTTCATAGAGAATATGATATTGTTATATTGAATCTTAGCTAACTCAGTTAGCTTATAGTCAATATCTTGAAGCAAGACAGGGATGCTTGCACATTCTATACAGTTAGTTAATCTTGGCTGCAACATATTTAATAAGGTTTGTAGCTTGTTTAACAGCAGCATTGCATGCTGAACATAAGCCATTAATCAATTGACATCCACAACCAAATTTAGCTCCACAGTTTCTACAGTTTGCCATATTAATAAAAGTTAACGATGTAATTATTGCCAGAACAACCACAGTTGCTCCTAATAAAATTATTTAACATATTGTTTGCTTGTATATAAAGCTTGTTAGCAGTATCTACAGCACAGTTGTTTGCAGCAGCTATTGAACCTGATATCATATAATAGATGCTAGTCAATGTCACCTTTGATTGTGTTTTAATAGCAAGATCACATTCCATTAAATCAAGTTTCATAAAAGCATTATCAAACTTTTCTTGTATAAGTTCAGTACGCATGATGTTCTTTTCTACATGATAAGTGAGAGCAGGTGCCACTGTATACTTTAGATAGTATATGCCATCTGGTAGAGGAATTAATGGTTCACCTACAAGGCTAAGTCCTAAAGATGTAGAATTGAATATATTAAAATCATTTGGAACAAATGGTAAAGATACCACTCCAAAATTGGGTACTGTTATTTCTATTGTAGGGGAGCTCACAACAGGAGGATCTGTGTCATATGTTGAAGCGTCAGCAATACCTAGTGTTAAGGTATTGTAAGTTGGTATTACCAATATATCTAAGACCATGTTATTTAAAATAAAAATGCCAGAGGATTTGAGAATATCCTCTCACCCTCTGGCATAGGTTAATATGATAACTACCTTACTATTAAGGAATTAAAGTAGTTGTTGTTGAAGTACTAGGCCATACAGTTGTAGTGGTAGACGTTGTTGTAATACAAGCGTTATCATTAGCAACAGTTCCTAAAGCAGCTTCTAATATAGCTTCAATTGCAGCACTTAAGCTCTGAGGACTAGCTATAATTACAGTGCTATCTTCCATAATGTAATCACCCCATTGATAAGCTGACTTGTCATACTCGTTAAACTTGATGTAGTAGGTATCATAGGTAGTACCATCTGTTACCCAACTTTCAAAGTTTTCGTTATAACCAACCATTCTGTACAAATGCTTTAAGTAACCAGCTTGGTAGCTATAGAAATTCTTTTCTAATTGTTGAATTTCTGCAGAAGTACCTAGAGGGTAGCTAGAGCGTTGAGTGATAACAGGTTCAGCAACAAAGTTACATCTGTCAGCCACAATAAAGTCAGCAGTAGTTGCAGGACCAGAATACACAAATGTGCGGAAGTAAAATCTGTCATACTCCCAAGGGAATGCAGCAACGTCACATGGTTGACCATATTGAGTTAGAGGCTTACCAGAGATAACTAATACAGCATTTGCATCATTTCCACGTCTTTGGAATTGGTAGAAAGTGTTAAAGCTAATGTTGTCTGGGTTATCACCAGGAGCTTGTTGTGTTAACTTGATGATAAATTGATCAATTAATGCAGGAACGTCTACATCAGTGCAAGGATCACCACCACAATCACAACATGGAGCTTGTACAGTTACACTACGAGTGAAACCATTGAAGTATAAGGTGTCAACGTAAGAAGAGTGACCACGTAACGTTAATGTTACGATCTCACCACATTTTACTGTCCAACCACCAACTTCAGTTACTTGGTTAGCTACTGTAGCACATCCTGTAACTTTGTACCATTCTGTTACATTAGATTTGCAAGAAGAACCTGAAGGACATCCAGAAATTTTATCTGAACGCTTAGATCCTTGTAAATAAGTGTTTACTCTACCTTGAGCTACATAAAAATAGGGGGATGCTGCAATGTTACCAGCGTTAGCCACTGTATAATCACTACGAAACAATCCAAATTGACCAGCTGTTAAATCTTGTGTTGAGCCAGAGCTAGGTAAAGTATTGCCTACTGGTACAACAAAGAGCGTGGTTAGGGAAAAATCTGCCATTTTGTTTTATTTTAAATTGTAAAAAATTACTCGTTTGTTTGTATTCTATATATAGAGCTTTGAACAGCAGATTGATTTTCTGTGTACATTGCTAAATTTTGTACTGTAAGATCTAGTAACTCATCTTCAAGATAGGTTTCTAGTTCACAAGGAGAATCTATTGAATTTGTGCCATCAAATCTAACGTAACCAACTTTATCTATATATTGTGGGTAACGCATGTATGAAATGTATATTTTAGTTGGTGTAAATGTACCATCTGTAAATATAGAGATTTCATCAGAGGATAGGAAGTTAAAGGTTTCTTGATATTCAAATGATGGTCTATAATGCGTGTTGTTTAAACAGTATTGTAGATCACCATGTTTAGCAAGATCTCTATTAATCCAAATCTTTCTATCTGTACACACTCCCTTGTCTGCCAATACATAACTATCAATGTAGAACATGTATGTTGGAACAAGTGCATGGATGTTTGCAGCCCATTGATTTAATTCAACATTCTTTATATGTAAGTCAAGAGGTTGATGGTTGTAGGTCATCACCAGACTTTGTAGGTCTTCATAGCGTTTTTTAAACGCATCTAAACCTTGTCCTGATACAGTACTAAAACCATCAACCTTTTGCTTTATAAGCTTTATCTGAGCCTCATTCAACGCTAGAATTTTATCTTCTAGATTGATTTGCTGATGTTCATTTGTTGATAGTTTATTTAGTTTCTGATCAATTTTGTATAATAAACTATCTACAGGGATCATAATGCAGCTATTTTTTTACCTTTTAATTTACCTTCTAAAATCAACAGTTGATCTTGATTATCATCATCTGCTAAGAATTTAACTAAATCATCTTCATCCTTAGCTATTTCAAACTCACCTTCATAGATCTTACCATTTGGTTTAGCTCTATATACTGAGTGAGCAACTGCTTGTTTAACCAAGTCTTTAATATGGAGTAAGTTTTCCTTCATGTCTGCAAATCTGTTAAACACCTCAATTGGACTTAACCCTTGATATTTGCCATTCTTGAATTCTGTTTGTTTTAATAGGTTATCCACCTGATTGTATACAGATTCTTCTTTTGAATCATCTGATATTGGAAGACCAAGTAGACGAGCTACCTTCTTCTTCTTTTCAGGAGTCATATCATCAAACTTGATGATTGCTTTATTAATAAGTTGTTTCTTTTTAAAGATCACCTTACTTTCAATCTCATCATCAGCAACATAATATTGAACGTCTGCTGGATATTCACCACGCTCCCAAGCTTGATAACTAGAAGCAATTGTTGGATGAACTCTTAACCATGAGAATGCTAATTCTTGTAATGGAATACTTAAGTCATAATAATTATCACCATCTGACAATTTAACTGGTTGCACGTGCAGAGAGTCATCAACAGAAGTTGATAAGCCATAATTCCAGAACTGAGCACGAGGATTTAAATCAACGTTCAAAGCATCTTCAAGCTTTTGTTTTAATTCTGTTACTCTTTCAATCTCCATCTCTCTTTCAAGAGGATCAGAGATTCTTCTGATGTAAGCAG